CCCGCACCTGCAATAGTACGTTGACGTACACGCCATTGAACAAGTCGGCCATCATCAAGTAAATAAATGTTGTGATCAGGATTAGAGACTAAAGCTCTCTTTTGATCATCAGTTGCAGCCCAAAAATCAACGCCTTTACCCTTCGAGGTTGTATCTCCATCGAATACCGAATAGTAGGTAATAGGACGATTCGATTCTTTTGTTGCAATCCCTTCGATGCTTGTTAGTTTTGACTGAATACAACCATAAGGGTAAACAAATGGATTGGCCTTGCTGATTTCTTCTAAGAAATACTCAAAACCAAACATATCTACACGGTTGATTACTACTTCTTCTGTTACAGGACTAACACTGAAAGAACTAATCTCGATATGACCAGATTGACCACCAGTGAACGGTCTTAAATCGATTAATGTACGTGTGGTCTTTGCTGTGAATACAAACTCTTTTAGACCAGTTCCAGTTAATTTACCAGCATTGCCTAATGAGCCAGCGTTTATTGTATAATCTTGTCCTGCCCAAGAAACGACTGTAACAGAAATCTTGTATTGCGTACCAACAACTGTATTAATTGCCTGCTCAAGAGAACCAAATCCTGTATTAGAGTTCTTAGCAGTTCCGTTATTGAATACCCATCCCACTGCACCCCAACCCGTTCCATTATTTCTAAAGTTACCATTTAAGAAGTAACCCTCAAACGCACGAGCAACAGCTTCATTAACTGAACTAGCAACATCACCGTACTTAGGGTCTACATCCTTAGTTAGGTCTAGGGTAGCTTTGCCTGAACCACGACAATTACCCGTGGAGTCATAAACAACTGTACCGTTAGGAGCTTCGGGGAATTTAATTTCACATGGTTGATATGTTGGATCGCTCCGGTTCACGCTATACAAGCTAGAAATAAAACCAGCTATATGGGTAACTGCGTGATTTGTTTTAGAACTACCGCCGATAGAAGACGTACCACGACCAATTTTAAGTACATTTTTCTCCGCAGTTGCAGACCATAGCCCTTCATTAATATGTCCAACAGTATTGCCGCCTGAATGCTGAGTACCCATGTGAACAAAACCACTAGCCGCAAACTGTTCACTAGCTAGCATTCGTGCAGCTTTCATGTTTGCTTCGCTTTGGCAATAGATTTGCCAACCAACATAACTACCGGATTTAATCTCTTCCGCTACTTGCTTTGTTTCATTCGCTAAGGCTTCAGTTTGCGTTTTCAGGGCTTGAGAATCGGTCTTGCTTTGTGCTGCGCTTGTAGCTGAAGCAGCCGCTTGAGTAGCCTTTTGCGTTGCCGTTGATGCAGCTTGTTCGGCACTCTGTTTTAGTGAAGTCATTTCACTAATTGCTGTGGTTGATTGCTGCGAAATAGCTGCTTTTTCTGTGGCGGCTAATTCCGTAATTTCAGTTTTGCTTGTACTAACTAAGGTGTTAATTTCACTCTTACTCGTTGTAGTAAGAGTTGTAATATCTTTTTTGCTCTTAGTGGCAAGCGCAGTGATCTCCTGCTTGCTAGTGCTTGTTAAAGCTGTGATTTCACCCTTAACGGTAGTCGCTTGCGTATCAATAGCCTTACTAACAGCAGTAGCCTTAGCATCAATTTCAGTTTTTGATGTACTTACAAACTGCTCAATATCTGTTTTGGTTTCGTGAACTTCTCCAGCTTGCGCGTACACATCGTTTTTAGCCTTGTTAACCAAAGCCAGAGTATCCGACGCATCAAGAGCATAGCTCTTAGCTGAATACATATCTGGCTCAACCTCCACACCTTGGGCGGCGTTCGAGTATTTGCGAATTAGGCTTAACGCTGCATCGGTACTAACAAGGTCATCCTTAATGCTTTCCGACTGATCGATTAGCTTTGTAATGTCAGATACCAATGTTTGAAGTGGCACAACCTCAATAGTTGAGCCGTCATCGGTATGAATTAGAACCTTATCAGCCGTCGATGTGTAATAACCTCTAAGATCATCAATCAACACTTGTTTTGAGTTAATTGCAGAGGCAACCATAGCAGCCACACGAGTTGCAATAGTCACTGAGGTATTTCGGATAATCGCATACTCACCATTTGCTGGTGGAACACCATTAAATGCTCTGAACAGTGATAAATGTTCGTTATCGGTGATCGACTCAACCTCATAAATACCACCAGCAATCAACATAATGTCACCAGCTAGCGGCTTGTTTCCGGCATCCATCCATAACGTACCAACGCCTACAACCTCTTTTGAGCCGTCAGTTACAGTTACCGTACCTCTTCGATACCAGCTACTTGTCATTGTTCTTTACTCCAATTAATTAGCGTGGTTGGTTTTTGATATCTGCGCTTTTTTGTTGAACGATAGTGTCTGCTTGGCTCTTGTCACCAAGCATGATTCTAAATGCGTTGAGCGCTGTACTTGCTCGCGCTGCGTTTGCTGTAAACTCTGCATCTTCACTAAATGCTCGATAAACAAGCCATTCAATGATCGCGTTGTCATACACTGGATTAAGCTCGCACTTAGTATCTGAGTCATAATCGGCGGTTGTTACTGGTGTCGGCACTTTTGCAAACACGCACTCAATGGTTGTTCCAGCTTCAACTGGCGGATACATATAAAAAGTGTTTGGATTTCGGTCATCATAGAGCCAAGCCTTGGCCGCTTGCGCAAGAGGTTCAGTGCGCCACTCTGGTCGGTAATCATCAAGCATTTTGAGATTTACATTTCCAGAAATAGCCGCGCCACCTTTATTTCGAACCACATCAACTACAAAGCGAGCGTTAGACGGAATTGTCTGAGTTGAACCCTCAACACAAACAAAGTCCTCATTGGCCGTTAGTGCGTCTGGTCGGATAGACAAAATAGCTCGAATTGCCGAGTTAAACGCATCAGCCCAAAAAGCCTTATCCCATCGAATCATCGTTTTATCGACTACAAGGCGAGCTGCTTCATCAATCAGTTGTTTGACCGGAGTGTTATTTGCTGACATATACACCTCTAGTAAAAATTGTGCTTACGCACTTTGTTTTTGAATGAGTTGAAGTTGTCTTTGCTTAGTCGGTAAGCGCGGCGATAACCCTCGATAAATTCTCGCTCGTACATCAATGCGAGATCAGGGTTAAACCAATTTGTGCCAACCTGTAGTCGGAGTCGGTAAGCAGCGCCAGCCGCTAGAGCTTCGCCGTAGTTTTCAACTAGGTATGAATTAAGGTTGTTCTCATCGAAATTTAGCTTTGGTTTTAGTACCGCCGTAACGGTCACCGCATCAAAGTCATTCGTGAATGTGAACTCGTTGGTTACAGGATCAAAAACGTAGTCGTCGTTGACGTAAAGCGGAGAACCGCAATTACTCACTACGCTGTCAATTTTTAGAATTGCTGAATCGGTAGGAATACCAGCAACCGGAATTTGCACACCAGACACAACGGCGGTCAATTTGACCTTTGTTTTTAGGAACTCTGATTTCTCGCAAAACTCGCGGTAAGAGTCGCGCAAGGCGTCATCCATCATGATATCGACAACGCCAGCGCAACGCTGGCGCACTAACCGATATAAATCAGATAGTGCGCTCATCATTAAGCCTCTGGAATACCGTGTTTAGCGTGTAGCTTGTCACGCACTGCCATGCGTAGAGCTGACGCATGTGTTTCGCCTTCTGGAACTTCCAACGCTAGCGGATCAATTGGAAGCTCTTCTGCTAGGATAACGGTTTCAAGTTTCGCCTTGGTGTATTTGGAAATGTTGACGACTTCACCATCAACCATAACGAGCCAAGTGTTTGCTTTCTCTTCTTCAGCTTTTAGTTGCGCCGCTCGTTCCGCTAGTTGCTGACGCTTTTGCTCTTCAGCTTGTAGGTTCTCGATTAGAGACTGAGCACTTTCAGGAGTAGCAAAACAAGATTTGATTTGCAGTAATCGGTGCGCCACTTGTTCCGGTACGCTGGTTGGTTCGCCACGGTTAAAGTAGTAGTCACGGCCAAGCGTGTTTACTTTTTTAATTGGCTTTTCACCGATCCAAACAATTTTCTTTTCTGCTGTCATAGTCAATACCCTTATGTTTATTCGATGTGTTGAGCTGCGGCCATTGCCACGGAATATATAAAAAAGGCCAGCCAATTATCTGACTGGCCTGTTTTTCAACAGAGTGGACTATCTTAGATAGTGCCGACTGAAGTGGTGTAAATCGCTAGACGGATCTTATCTTCCGCAACTGCGGCACCTGCGAACGTTAGAACAAGACACTTATCTTTTTCAGCAACATCTTCTGACGGGAAGTATCCAGCCGCATCAGACGACAACGCACCTTTCGGAACCGCCGTGGCCGTACCGATCACATCTTCTAACTTGGTGCCAACTTGAGGCTCGTGAATACCATCACCTAACAAGGCTTCGTTCAGAGTAGCCTTAGCAGTTAAGCTTGCTACTGCTTCGCCTTTGGTAAGGATCTTCACTTCCACCAGCTTCACGCCAGCCTCAAGGCTTGCTGCGATAACTGAGTCACCATCAGCAAGCGCTGGAACTTCAGCGAACATCACTGAAAGGTTACCGTGAGTACCGTTATAGACGTTTTGCTTAACGGCTGGTGATACTTTAACTGCCATTGCAATTCTCCTTTGATTCCGATGAATAAAGGCTGGCTAGATAGCCAGCCAGTCACTTATTACTTAGATAGACCGCCAACGGCTGTATCTAGCACCATTACGCCGTAGTCATTGATTCGGCCATTCTTCTCTTGGAAGCGAACTTTCTTAACGCCGCTCATCCAAGCGATAGACGTTTCACGACCGTTGCCATGGTCAACCTTCTCGGTGTGCATAGAGAACTGAGCACCGCTTGAAGATTTACCGTAAGCCACTGCTAGCGCTTGGCCGCCAAGTAGGATTGCGCGGTCAATTACGGTAGCTGCTGTAGCTTCAGTTTCAGTGCCATTGCCGCTTGCTGCGCCAACTTTCACTGTTGAACCTTTATTAAAGCGAACTGGTTTACGGTATTGGCGAACCAAGATGTTGCGCCACATTAGGCGGTCACCTTGGAATAGTGGATGCTTAAAGCCTTGCGAACGGTTAACCGCATTAGCGATCAGCTCTTGCACTTTGCCAGCACCTTGGACGTCAGCCCATAGGTCGGCCCATTGGCGCGGAGTAACAAATAGAACGTAGAAAGGCGACTCACCGTAAAGCTCATCAGCTTCGAAGCGGATCGGCTTGATTGGATGTGCCATTTCTTCTAGGTAAAGCGCAATTTCATCGATCTTCGCTAGGGTTAACGTGTCGGCTGCCACGATATCTGCAATACCTGTTGCGTCACCACCGAAGAAGTGGCGATCCGCTGTAGGAGCGGTAACAGGGTTAACCATGATTTCACCAAACATTGGATGATCCGCAGTTGGAACAATCATGTCGGAAGGCATGAAGTCACCACGCGCACCAGCTAGGTGATACGTTGCGATTTCATCTTGTAGATCGTTGAAGTAGTTACCAAGCATTGTACGAGCTACTTGAAGTAGGTTTTGCTTGGTGCGTTGTTGAGCCATCTTACCGCCTGAATCGACGTTATGACGGCCTTGGTTAATGACTAATTCAAACTCAACTTTTGATAGAGACTCGCCACGACCTTCGATTTTTTTATCGCCCATCGTTGGCATACCGCCCAAGTTGTGGAACAAATCCATTTCAACTGTGTCACCAGCCTGTTTTGTAAGGTCAGTGATCATTACAACTGGCGCACCAGCTTCAGTTTGAGTTTTGTTTCGGTTGCGGTCTGCTGGCACTGCCTTTGGAGCTTTACCAGTTAGCATGTTTACAAAAGTGTTTTGGCGGCGCGTATGAGTAAACAGCGCGGCACCAAACGCTTTAGCAGCTTGAGCTTTAGTGATAGTAGTCATTATGAAATCCTCGACTAATCTAGAGCTATCACCGCTTGAGCTAGGAACTCTTCAACCTTCTCTGGCGACATATTGGCAAGTGATTGCTCAAGCGCTAGTGCGTCTTGATTCAACAATGCCTGATTAGCTGCCGCCGTAGTGTCCAGTGAAGAACCACCTAGACTAGACGGTGAATTAGGTACAACGGTTTGTTTTTCTGCCGTTTGTTGAGGTTGCTGCTGGCCTTGCTCGGCTTGTTTCTGTGCCTTTTCAGCATCAATTGACGCTTGAACCGGATCACCGAAAGCGGCCTTCACTCGGCGTTGCACTTCTGCAAAGCGTTCTTTTAGTGGCATGGCTTGGAACGCTGGATCATTCTTGAGCTTGTTGTCGATAACTAGGGCCATATCCCAACGGTCACGGTCACTCGATTCCCAAGTGCGAAGTTCTGTTAGTTCGTCAGCGTTTAGCGCGTTAGTAACTTCGTTAACTCCGTCATTGGCTTCTTGTTGAGTGGTCGCAGCCTTACTTTGAAAACGCTTAACTAGCGCCGTTAGTAAATTTGCTGCCGTTTCTGGCAACTCATCACGCAGCGCATTGAGTGCATTTTCATCGTTCAGCAATTCTTCAGGTAGCTTTTCAGGCGTAATGCCAGCTTCTTCTAATTGCTTGGTGTATAGCTGTAGTTTTTCCTTGGCGGTTGTAGCTTCACTTAACTGTTGCTCTAGCTCCTGCATACGGCTTGACGCTTCGCTCGCCTGATTGCGAGCCTTTTCTAGAACTGCATAAGGAATCGTATGTTTACCGTCCTTACTTGCTACCGCTGCATTGTCTGGATCAACTTCAATGTAGAGCTTGCCGTCAATCTCTCGAACCCCAATGCTATCTTTGGCCGCATTCGTTTTAGGCTCTTGGCCCTGTTCTGATTTATCTAGGTTGGCGTCACCTTTTGGCTGAGTAGTGTCAATAACACTTGGTAGTGCCTCATCTTCCTCGCCTACGCCCATTTCGTTATCAGTCGAATGGTTGTCTTGGTCATTTTCACCGCTGAGAACGCCCAAATCGTCATCTAGGTCAATTTCATCTAGCAGTGCGTCAATGTCTTCGACGTTGCCAGTTAATAGTGCTTGGTCAAGTTCTATAGTCATAATCCCCTCATGTGCGCTTATCGCTGCGCTTGCGTTTGGTTTGTGCTTATCGCCGCACTTGCGAACAAGAAAGCCAGCTAACGCAATCGCGCTAACTGGCTTTTTTATGTTCTCGTGTTGCGTTAGTTTTTCGCCGCACACTCAATTTGCTGATAAATGTACCACAAATTTACGAATGCAAACTAAAAATTAACGTTCGATGATTACCTAGGCGTAGCGAGTCTCACCTGATTTAGTAAACAACAGGATTGCATTCTCTGGTGCATCTTCTGGTAAGTTGAACACATCCAAGTGCAACCAGCTCACACCTTCTTCCATTCTCGTTAGATAAGGGAATCGGTCTTTGTGTTTAATAATCAAATCACGCAACTCTTGAGCCGTGTAATGATTACTAATTAAATCAACAGCTTGCCCTCTACCATGCGCAGAGAATGGAGTGAAATGTTTGTCACTCGCAAGTCGCAAACCTGAGTAACCACGAGATCCACCAGCTTTCCAGTTGTTACAGATAAGCGCCGCTTTCTTCGGATCGATTTCACTAAGCAGCGTTCGCAGCTCATCAATAGTGATCAGCAATCGAGCATCCATACCAAGCATGGCCTTTTCACCACGCGCCTGATAAGCAGCTTTGCTCACAAGTTCCCAAGTCTTGAACCATTTAGGTCGATAGCTTCTTAGTCGTTTGTCATACATGGCTTTTCTCTCCAAACAATTACGTCTTATGCGCTCATCTTTCTGTAAGCTTCTAGCTTGTAGATCTCTTCGAATGTGTTGTTAAAACTCACTTGTCGGCCAATCTGGTCACGCCAGTTTTCAGGGTCGATACAAGTTGCTGGTTTACCAACAACAACAAAGCCGCCTTTCATCTTGATGCCGCAATACATGAATTTATTACCTGCAAGCGTGACGGTTTGAAAATCAATCTCTTCAATTCGATCAACAATGTCTTGAGGCTTTACACGTTTGCCAGTGCAACCTAGCACTTCCATCATTTCTTGAATTTCAGTATTCGGCTTAAACTCGGCTGGTAATTTCATTTACTTACTTCCCCCACTTCATAAACTTCATTGGTTGCTTTGTTCGACCTAAGCCCTGCATCATCGTTGAGCCTAGCCAAAACACGATAGCCGTTGAGAACGCGCCCATTACCTGACCTGCGATCATGATAATTAGTTGCTCGTATGATTTTGGAACCGTCCACCAAAACAATGAGCAAAACATACCTGACACCATGACACACAAGATCAGAGTTAACGCTGAAGGCATCCAGTGATCGCCGTGTGCGTCTCTCGCGTCTTGTGTGTCTGTTAGCTGCATAGATAACTGGTTAAGCGCCATTTCTTGCAACTTAACTGCGTGTTGATTCTGAAACTCAATAATCTTTGTTAGAGCTTCAGGGTTTTCTATCAGCTCTTTGATAACGGCGTCCGGTGTATCTTTGACACCAAGAACGCCAGCGATCAGAGTACCTATTGTTTTACCAGTGGCACCGCCAAGTAATGAACCAACCAAAGGGGCGGATTCGCCCACAATGTTTTTAACTTGTTCCCACACTTCTAGTTACCTCTTACATTTAGATTTGAAGGTTTAGCAATTGCTGGTCGATGTTCGCTAATATTGCATTAACTGTGCTATCTGCTTGTGCTTTGACTTCTGCGACCTCCTGTAAAACTTTCGCAGTTTCGGCCTCAACCTTGTTGTCTTTAACGTCTTGGCTTTCTGCATCACGTTGTAGTTTGGCAATCTTGGCCTGTAGTTCTTCAACCTTGGCCGCGCCTAAAGCAACCTCGTTTTGTAGCTGCTGCATTTGAATTTCAGCCATTTCTTGCTGCTTGCGTTGTTCTTCCTGCATAGCTGCTTGTTCTTCTGGCGTCATATCTTCCGGCGCTTTTGGAATGTTTAGAGTTTGTCTGATACGGTTCAGGATCTCTTGCTTGTTAGGTACATCCATTAACTCGATAACCATATCTAGCGTTGCCATTTGAATTTGTGGTGGCAACTGAGCAACTAGCGCGGTTAGTTGTTGAGCCATTTGAGCGCGGAATGTAGCAGTTTGCTGGATTGGAGCTTGAGCAATATGACCTTTCCAACGCTTAACGTCGTTGGTCACTGTGCCGTCGTCATTGGTCACGTTTAGGTGAATGACTTTGCGCTTATGAGCGTCTTGCTTGTTGACCGTTACAGCGATATTGCTTTGCTTCGCTAGGTCTTCGATTAGGTAGGCCATCAACAGATCAGCCACTCGTGTTCTCGAATAGTGATAGTTGTCATTGATCTCTGCTAGCGTAGTCGCGCCTTGTTCTACTAGCGAGTTAATAGCAACTCCGCTGGTGGCTGAAGAGTCTTGGCCCAACATTGCATTGTAGATACCAGCAACGTCTTGGATTTGCTTCATTGAGTCCTGCATAACAGTAAACTGCTGACTCGCAATATTGAAATCTTGCTGAATCTGGATAGCTTCGCTTATTGATTTCTTGTTCTTGCGATCAGGGTTTAACTCAATGTAACCGTCTGCGCGTTCGACCTCTTCTAGTAAGTCCTCGCGGCTCATATTGGTTGCGTCTTGGTCTGCAATGACACGTTTAGCTTGTAGCAGCCACGTAAGCTTCATACGACGATAGTTGATCTCATCTTGAGCACTAATCATTCGGCTTACAACACCATAAGGTTGGCCGGATTTATCCATTCGATAACCGAAGAACGGAACAATTGGAAAATATCCGATCGGTGCAACTGATTTACGATCAATGATTCTATGAATACCAACAAACCACGCTTCGCGTACTGCTGACCATGTAGCAATTCGTGGTTTAAATGTACCCATTTTTACGCCAACGGCTTGAGCGATATTATTTGGATTGTATTCAACTGTTCGGCCATTCTTTAGGTCGATGACATAACCGCGTCTAAATGTACGGTAGTAGATAACCTGTAAGCAGATACGGCCACGCGCCTGATCTAACCATTCAGACGTATTTCGATCCCAACTCTCAAATTCATGGTAAGCAGCAAGCAAATCTTGGTCTTGCTCTTCGTAGCTTTCAAGGTTTGCAAAGTCTTCCCAATTATTCATTGCTTGGCGAATGATTTCGGCGTGTTCAGGGAAATGAGCAATAGCCTCGTCAACGTCTACCCAACGTTTACGCAGCAACCATCGAGCATCAGACAAGTCGGCCTCTTGAGCGTTCCAGTCCCACCACATTTCCTGACGGCGAACTGGCTTGATGTTGTAGCCACCACCATAGAAAGGATCGTCATTTCTGGTAACTTCTACCCAACCAATACCAGCTTTAATTTGTGAAGCGTAAGCGTCGGCATTAGCGCGATCAGCTCGTGCAAGTCGCCACGCATCTTTAAACTTCTCCTGAAGTGCATCGCGTAGCTCTTCGCCGTCATCGTCATCGGCTGTAAGTACAAGATCAGTTCGTGTTCTTGCTTCCATACCTAAAACGGCGTCAATAGCTGGCGCTATTAGGTTATTGATAATGATCGGTTGTCCACGTTCTTCGTAGACTTGTTTTACTTCCGGCGCTAGTTGGTTGCCGTCGTAGTAATCACAACACTTTTGCGCTGGGTCGCGCCAGTTTGGTTGTGCTTCCACGTTTGAGACTAATCGGCGTAATTGAGCAAGGTTAAAGCCCTTGCCGTCATGCTCCGCATGGTCTTCATTCCAAGCCATAAATTCTCCCCTCACTTAGTACGCCAATCGCTTGATCGCTTGGTGCGTGGCTGTAACTTGGTCATGGTTCTAGGCATTCGAACAACCATTTCTAGCGCAATCGCATAGCTCATCACTTGGTCATCAAATGCGCCTTCAATTGCGTTCATGCTTCCTTTGGAGTCATAAACGTAGGTATTCAGCTCTGTAACTGTCCCGATCCATCGAATGCCCGACGTATTATTGCGCAATTGCTCATTTAAGTTTGAAATAATTATCGGCTTGGATTTACGAGTGGTAAGCCAGCCTAATCGTCCTGTTTCTTCGTCCTCGTCTTCCTTGTCGTGGTGTTCTTCTTGGTAGATTCTGGATATTGGATAGATATCGCGTAGAACGTTTAAAACGGCGTGGCCGTGGTTGTTTCGTTCTGGCGCAGCGTAGGCCGCTCTACCGTTTTTACCTGCGTACATCTTGCCAATGATTGCGATAATCTTTGCAAACTGATCTGTGTCGATATGACCAAACCAATGAGCAACTTGATTGCCAGTTTCGTCCAGCACATCAATTGAACCTCTGTCCCCATGTTCCAGACCTTCCGCAACGTCAGCGCCAAGGGCGTAATCCTTTTCTGGATCAGGCAATTCCCAAATAAGCAAATAGCCCTGTAGTCCGTTCTGCATGTTCTCGCTTTTACCTTCACGGTTTACGCTATCTCGAACATCAAACATTGCTCCTGTCTCTGGATTAACGTCATAGACAAGCAACGGCTTGGAGCAAGCTGACTCCGCAGCCATACAGGAAGGAGCGCTAAATACACGACGGCCTGACGTTAAGAACGCCTCTTGTGGTGTACTTGGATACTCTTGTTTTGTGTACTCTTCGTAGTGGTTATAGGTTTCGACATACCACTGCTTTTGCTCATCCGTTAACGGTCTACCCAAGTGACGGATCACGAATGGCTCAATCGACTTAAAGTATTCAATAAAGTATTTGGATAGCTTCAATCCGCCTAATGGCAATGGTGAGTAATATCTAGGATGAGTGAACCAAGGAATGAATCTAAAGTGAAAGTCTTTAGCACCCAACTTCACTCCGCTATGTGCTCGTTCCTCGGCTTTCTTACACAACTCAAAAAAGAGTCCTGCCGCGCCTTCTGCCGTCGATTCAATAAAGAGTTTGCAACCTTCGTGAACAGTAGGCATCGAACCTGTTTGGATCTCTTTGGCCTTTTGTGGGTAACCTGCACAAATACGGCCCAACTCTGAAATATGTAGAAACTGCAACGTACCGGAACGGAATGACGTTGCAACACGGATTCGTGAACCATTGGAAAAACTGAGTCGGCCACCGTTAGCGCCACCAGCTCGTTGAACTACACGAATGCGAGAACGCAAGTAATTAGGCAAATTGTTATATGGAAAGACAACCTTTGTCTGGAAGATCGCGCCAGCACTTTCCAAATCCTGCGCGATAATACCTGCGGCATAGTTCTTATTGAATAAACACGAGTCCAGCGCGTACAAGTCGATAAAGGTACTAAAGCCCAACTGACGCGCTTTAAGAATCAATTCAAAGGTATGGGCTGTTTCAAAGAGATCTCTCTGAGCGTCACGCATTCGAAACGTGACAACGCGACCTTTATCATTCTCTATCTTGTAAAGGTTGTTTAAGCGCCATTCCTTACAGGTCATATAGTTCCTGAAGTAACGGCGCTTCTCTGGCCGTGAAAGCGCTTTGAATTGCTGATCGGTAAGCGCTGGCATAACTAGGTTTATGCCACGGCCATTAATAGAATCCTTATACGGCTGAATACCATCATTCATCATCGTTCAACACTCCACCTTTATCTTTGAAGCGCTGAATGATTTCATCGTCATCCAAATCTTGAACTTCATCTAGCAACATACCTAGATCATCATCGTCGCCTAGACCTTCACGTTGTTTCTGGTCGAGATCATGACGAGCAAGCGCAGCTTGAGCCTTAGCCTTGTCAGTATTCGCTTCGGCCAACGCAATGCCTTTGCGTTTAAGGTTGGTATCAACTTCGACTTGTGTGGTTTGAGCGATAACCTTGCTTATTGCTCGATTGGTTAATCGACGGTTCGCCATTTGGCCCTCTAAATACTCAAGCTTTCCGGTGTGGTGGCAAACCATGCCAAAACTCGACTCGATTCGTTTCTCAAGTCGGTCAATAAACTCCTGCTCTAGTTCTGTAGGTTTATCGCCACGTTCTTCCAGCTCTTTGAGGAAGTCAGCTAATTCATCTTTGTATTGCGTGTAGCACTCAAGCGCCTGAAGAGCGGCAAGCTTATGCACTTCTAACTTAAATTCGTCATCGACTTGATGAGAGTATTTAACTAGGTTGCCAAATGCTTTAGTCATCAAGCCATGCACGAAAGCGTTGCTATTTCCCTTTGGAGCGCCAGCGCCAGCTCGACGGCCACCGTGTCCATTTTTGGCACTTGATTGATTCGCGGTTTTCTTGCGTTTGATTTTGGTTTTGGGCGGTGTGATCCCTTTGGGTTGTAATTTTTCGCCCTGAACTTCTTCGTTGTTCGCGTTCTGTTCGCTTGGTTTGTTCTCTTTTCTCTGTAACAGTTTGTTATTTAAGTATTTTCTTGCTGTGGAGTAGACTAAACCATTGCGAACACAAAACGTCTTAACGTCAACGCCAGTTTCTTCGTATTCGCTAAGGTATTGTTTTTTAATGCGTTCCCAATTAATTCTCGCCACTTCTCTAACTCCGAGTGTTCAATTGCGTCAACATATTATCACTGTTCAGTGTTCATTGTTTTCGTTCGATGATCAAAAGCACGTTCTAACCAGCCTCTAAGCTGGCCTAAGTTGTCCGATGCAATCTCAATAACAATCCAGCCTAAAAGCTGCGCTTCGTTCATCTTCTCTCTGTCGTTTGCAAAGCCAACGCCGCGAGTGTGACGCCCATTTGAATGAGTACCGCCGTGAACCTCCAAGGCAATCTTTAAGTCGGGCCAAGCGTAATCCATTCGCCATTTGCGAGTCGGATGAAATAGAACTTCAGTTTGATATGGTGGCAAGCCGATAAGGTTGCGCTGAACACGCGCATGTAGCTTCTGGTAAGCCTTGCTAATGTCCCTTTGCTGTTTGGTCGGTGTTTTGGCTTGGCTTTCGATAAAAGCCTTTCCTAAGTGTCTGACGGGGATATAAACGGCCATATCTGTTCTCACCTGTGAACTTTATGACACGAATGATAACAAAAAAGCCAGCATTAAAGCTGGCTTGTTTAGTTTAAATACATGTTCGAGGATTATTTTTTACCTTTAAATACACCTCGTTTACGAGCGATGAATACACCCATAAAAAGAATGGCAAAGTATTCCACGGCTATTAAGATGCAATTGAACATTTCTTGAGTCATTGCTTCAGCGTTCATGCTAACAACCTCCCGAACAAATAGTTACTCTACATCTACATGGTTCATGTGGAACTCAATCAGATATTCCTCATCTTCTTGGTAGAACTGCAAAGAGTAGTCTGAGCGTTCGATACATTTGAATTTGCTGTTCTCTTCCATATCCGGCGCGTAAAAGTCGTATTTCTTGTTTAGGAATGCTTTCACTCTTTCTTTGCTAGAGAAGTAATTAGTATGCGTTGATAGCGGTTCACCTCGCTTAGTAGAAACGCGCACCACTTCATAGATAGTAATGCCTTGGCGGTATTCTGGACGCTCACACTCAAACACTTCTAGGCGGTTTTGCTTCCAAGCAAGGGCTTTGATTGCGTTACCCTTAACGGCTTCCAATGCTTCACGCGCTTCGTTCTCTGAATCCCAAGAACCACACCAGCAGTAAGCAATGTCTAAGCAATCTTGTTGGATTGGTGACGCTTCGTTGTAGAAGTTACAAACGGCCTTTGCAGTTGCCTCAACGCCAGATTTAGAAAGATTCATTAGTAGATTGCCTGTTTGCGCCACCAGCTCTTTAAGATCAGCAATAGCAGCAGTAGCCAGTTTGATTTGTTTTTCTTTTAAGTTGGTCATTTTGGTCATCCTCGTGTCGAAAGGTGCAATTTTGTTTGCATGTAAAATATAGCCCCGTTGTTTTCGTTTGTAAACAAAAAGACACAAACGAAAACAAAATATTTTTTGAGGATGATCAAAAAAGGCCGCTATTGCGACCTTTAGGCATAAAAAAACCGCCTCGAAAGGCGGCTTTTAA